TTACTTCCTGTGGTTGCTTACTGTATGTCCGTACAAGTTCTTTATAGTCAACAAAGGGACTCATTTCTGACCAAAAATAATAAATTCTACAGTCTGGCCAATTCATGGATACCTGTTCAACGGGTAACTCCCTACCTAACAACTCACTATATTTAGACTCCACAGTCTCCGCACCCTTGAGTAAACTATTAATCAGAGGTGTCCATCCCTGCAATGTTGTAAAGGTCAGCATGACCCTACCATGATAGTCAACTGTTCTACCACCTACCAATGTTTCAAATACATTTTGTGGTGCTTCCTCATCCATATGAATACAATGTGCAGACCATCCCTCAAAGATTTGTGGGTCTGCCATATACTGCCGATAATTATTAAAATATATTGTACTACCACGCTCTGCGTCAGGGTCTGTGGGTGGTAAGATTGCTTTGCCTGCATTGAATCCATTCTTCTGTGTATATTGTAAACTATGATTCGCACCTTTCTTCTTACTTCGTTTGTACCTAGCTGGAAGATTTTCCCATATGTAACGCTGAGAATCTGAGATACTTCTTTCCTCACTTACATGCATGGATCGAATCTCTGCTTCTGGTATTGCCTGTGCTAAATGCACAAGCATACGAGACGCAAAAGTTGTTTTTGAACTCCGATTACCGCCCAAAATAATATGTATTTTTGTGGAGTCCCAATTCTCCATCACTCTGCGCCAACCAGGTAATGTCCATCCCCACTCGATAGGATCTTCTTTCTCGCTTGTTGGTTGATCCAATAATAATCGAGTAAGTGTTTCTGCACGTACAGGATCTTGTACAGTTAGCCTATCTATCTCCTCATCTGATAATCCACATTGTAACTCGCCCTTTACATACTTAAAATCATCTGTCCAAGGCACGCCAAAGCGTGCGTCTATCTCGTCTGCATAGGTGACTTTAGCCATAATCTATTTTTTGAGTAATAATTTCCATACAACCGCCACTCAAAATATATTTACGAGTTATGCGTTGTTCTTTCCAAACTTTTTCAGTTAACCAAGGGCATTCATTTCTTATATCAACCTTTGTCTTATCACCTCTCTTTTTTCTTTCCTCAATCCGCATAGCCCTTTGCGAATAATATATTGCTAGTTGAGTCTTTTCACTTAAACCCCTAAACCATCGACTTAATGCCAATTCGCATTCTTTTTTTCGTTTTTTACAACCAAGCCATTCATAACAATAAATTTTGTAATGCAAAAATCCGCAGTAAGAGTCTAAATATAAATGATCTTTCATAAATGTTTAGCCACGATTAAGAATCTCTATCCCTACAATTATTGCTTCTTCGAGCGAGTTGCACGGGATTTCCTTTTCACCAATTTGCCAGCCTTCCTGATCCGTTCCAATGTCTCTGGGCTTAATTGCAAGGGTGGTGGCCCTAGCTTTCTCAAGTCGCACCTCGGTAATTCTGCAACTGATTCGGATATCGCTCGTCCGTATTTTCTCCAAAAGATCGGATTGTAGCCCTTGGGTACTTTCATTCATTAACATGTACAGGTAGGTTCAAAAAACTGTTTCCATTGAGAACCACACTTCCAACATCTCTGCCATCCAAAGGGTGCTTTTCTTGCCCACAACTTCTGTTGCTCAACAACCCAATCATCATCCCCATCTATCCATTTCATGTTTTAGATATTTCCTCCATTAGCTGCTTCTCCAACTCCATGACTTTACGTCTAAGCTCTTGATTCTCCTCGCTCAAACGCTTCACCCATAATGGCCAATTCTCTATCTTCTTACCTGTTGGCGAATACACATTCATTCCTCGTCCTCCTCTTCTAGTTCAAAATCAATCTCAAACTCTATAACATCCTCGTCATAGTATTCTTTAGCAGCATCCACCATGCATTGAACTATCTCAGCATCCTCAAGGTCTGACTCTTCAGACCAGCGATGAATCAAGTTCTTAAACTCGTGGTAACATTGTTTATTTGCCTGTCCCATTTCTCCTAAAGTCAAACCTTCCTTTACTCGGTGGCATTTTGCGTGGTATCGAACTTCGATACACTTGACCATGCCGATTGATTGCTAATTGATTCTTGCTCCAAAAACGATGCCATGCCTCTTGTACCTCGTAGTAGTCTATGGCGTAGACAGATTCTTCCACAAAGTCTTCCATGCTAGTTCTGCTGTTTGTGGGACAACTCCATTCCCCAAGAGCCTAAGTCGCTTATTCCTGTAGGCAGACCCATAAGGCTTTCCACCCAATCTGGTGACAACTGTTCTCGGTAACTCCCATTCGTATTGCTCCTCTCCTGGTCTAGCAGGCCAGCGTGTCTCTTGGCTTCCTCCGCTAATACCTTGCCACCTGTTCCTGGTTTCCTGCTTCCCGGATTGCCTGCTCGTGGACTTGGCCACATCTTTAGATCCCTGCCTAAACACTTCTGATTGGACTCTAGTGATGTCCTTGCTCCCTCCACATGATCGCTTGCTTGTGGAGTTGCCCAAGATAAAAACTCTTTTTCTTCTGTGTGGCGCGCCAACTTCTTCCGCTGAGAATATGCCTGCCGCCACTTTGTAACCATCTTCTTCCAAGTCGCTAATGACTGTGGAGAGTCCAAGCGAGATATGTCCTTCGACGTTTTCTGCAAAAATCCATTGAACTCCAATTGCCCTGGCATGTTCTCTGATTTTAGGCCAAAGGTGTCTTGGGTCTTTTTCTCCTTGTCGCTTGCCTGCTGAACTGAATGGTTGGCATGGGTAGCCACAAGTGATGCCATGTATTTTTCCACGAAACTCTGATGCTGGGAAGGTGGACAAATCAGACCAGATAGGCGCTTCATCCAGCCTACCTTCTTCAATTCCTTTAACCAATACTGCTTGGACATAAGTTTCCCGTTCGCAGTAGCAGACTGTTCTAACATCCACGCCCGCTCTTCTAATCCCAAGTTCAAGCCCTCCGTATCCGGTACAAAAGCTGATAATGTTTTGGGTATTATCCACATTACTCCTCTTCCTCTTCATCCTCTTCGGGATTACGCCATCCTTCTCCCTGCCTCTCACGTCTATCATGGCATAACTCTTCCCGGTATTCATCACGTTCCTCATCTATCATATCAATCTGTCCTTTCTGTCATACTCACCTTCCAGCGTGTACATATCCCCAGCCTCACGCTTAACCTTAACCACACTTCCCAATCCAAAACTTCCAGGCTTTGCCCGGATCTTGCCATGTGTGCCATCACTAAACTCTATAAATCTAAGGTATGGATTCTTAGGTAACATATACACCTTAGCATCACGCACATCATCCATACTCTGCTTAATCATCCCCTCTTTAACTGCTCG